ATGCATGCGTAGTGCCACGAGGTCTTCGATGAGTACCAAAGCTTACTCTTCTCTCAATTAATTCTAATGCTGTACTTTTTAATCCTAATGCCATATCTTTACCCTCTTACATTGCTAAATTTAACCACATTGTTGCTGATTCTTCCATACCAGAAACGAGCTCTTTTGACTCTTGGACATTACCTTGATTTATAGCCGTAACCATATTAGCACCCGTTTCTGTTGTCGCTTCATTCTGGGCATCCATCTTTTTAGATAACTCTTTATTACTATCAACAAGGTCTTGAGTTGTTTTATCTTTTTTACTCTCGGCTATTTGTTCGACTTTTGCTTTCTGCTGTAATGCGGCATCAACTTCATCACCAGTAGTAGATTTCGGCGTCCCTGTTAATGCAGAATCAACTTCATCACCAGTATCAAATTTAAGAGCTTTTGCACTATCTATAATGGCATCTATTCCTGGTAACCAATCAAATTTCGTAGCCATCTTGACAAGACCATCCATCAGACCATTCCACAAACTTGTAAACCAACCTGTAAATTTTTCTACGCCGCTTAATAACAAATCCCATGGACTAAATATCACATCAATAATTTTATCAATCCAGCCCATTACACTTTTAGATGTTTTACCCTTCTCTACTTCCTTGCCCGTAAACCATCCTGTAATTTTATCAATAATCCAACCAATTATCTTTATTGGCAATTCAAAGAAGCCCTTGACTGCAAATTTTATACCACCCTCAATCTTTGCAAGAATATCACCCTCAGTTGCCATAAATCCTCTAATAAAATCAATAACAGTCATTAATATAGTGATAGGCCAGCCTAAAATCTTAAATCCCTTAATAAAACCTTTAAGAAATGAATCAAATAAACGAGCCACAGGTTTAAATATTTTTAAGAGAAACTTAAACTTACTAAAAAATTTTCTAACCCCTACAAAAAAATCTCCGACTCTAACATAAGCCGATACTACTATATTACTTTGTGCAATTTTACCAAAAACTCTAAAAAACTTGCCAAAAAACTTACCAATCCTTGTGATGGCTTTATCACCTAGTATAAATCTAGTTATACCTCTAATAACCTTATATATAACTTCAAAAGGAATCAATATTGACCTAATAAAACCACCAACAATAAAACCTGCCGCTCCTGCAATAGCTAACGCAATAGCTGCGAAAGCAGCAAGTATCCATCCGAGAATACCTTTCTTCTGTTTCTTGTCAATGCCTTCCCTAAATTCTTCCTTCTTATCACCTATCATAGAATCAAGCATACTTTCAAGTATACCTGTCTGTCTTTCTAACTCCACCTCTTCACCACTTTTAACACCTTTAAACAGACCTAAATCCTCACCTATACCTTTAAAGAAACGGCCCATATTCGTAAGAGTATTCTTCATAAAATCTGTTACTTCGCTAAGAGGACCTAAAACCTCTCTAACATGACCACTAACAGCACTAATGGTTTGCTGGGCCTGTTGTTGTAGAGCCTGCCCAACCTTAAGATTTCTTAATACCTCTTTAAAAATAAATTTATTTTGTCTATCGTCTTCTGCCATATCACTCCTCAAAAAAATAGGGTCTAAAGGTGCAACATAATGTGCCCTTTAGACCCTTAAGATCCTTTAGCTCTCTGGCTAAGCGTGGCTTCCTGAAATACTTTCCGCTTCCCTTTTAATATCTCTCACCAACAAATTCAAATAAGCCTCTCTTTCAAACTCAGCCATTTGAAGACTTTCAGAGATGCTTATACCTGCATGTTTTGATAACTGATACTGCTGAGCAACAATGGATTCCATTGTAATATCAGAACACAAAATCTTAATTAGAAAAAAAATTGCTCCGTAGGTATATCTACCTTCTTCTTATATCCACAAGGTCGATTCATACCTCCAACATGCTTACAACTTAAATCAAAAGTAAAATCAACACCAAAATCGTTCTCTTCAAACCAACCAGTTACAATATCAAATTGTCCTCTTGGTATATCCTCTAACAGAAGTTGTCTATCATCTAAAGAAACATCTTCATCTCTGCCCTCAGGCGTTATAATAGCCTTTATGGCAAGTGCGTTAGCAACTATAGATACCTCCACTGCTAATTGTATCATCGTAAGAGTATCCCCAAATTTATTCCTCACATGATTATAAGCCTCAAGTTGGACTACCCTTGTAACGAAATCAAGCTCTATAGAAATATTCTCATCAAGTTTAACAATAGGATCAATAGATTCCGGTGGAAATTTCACCTCTAATTTATTGAGGTCAATATCCTGAAGAGACTGTGAATTACATTGAGGACAAACAAAATCAAATTGATAATGACTACCCTTTGTTTTCTTACGAATCTCTACAAGTAAGAAAAATCTATCCTGAAGATATGTATTTCTTACATTAAAATTCTCAGTAATGACAGAAGACCCAATAAGATCATCTAGCGCCTGCTCTATAACCATTGGGTCATCTTCATTTTCGTACACCAATATCTGCTTCATCTGCCCCGTTGTAAGGGGCTTGAATTGAATAGCTTCACCTGTCCCTGGTAGAACAGTATCAAAGGTATACACATTTAAATACTTCTTAAAATCTGACATATTTCACCTCACACTAATTATTATATATTACGCCGCGAATGACGGCGGGCTAACATAGGCAACACCACGATCAACAACATGGTACTGGTAAGTCCAAGTTACATCAAACTGTGAAACATCACTAGTTGCATAATCTAAAGTTACCGCACCTATTGATTGTGGCCAAGCACCCACTAACTTATACTTGAGAATTGCATTACCATCAAGTCCTATTAACTCAACCTGTTGGTCAACCATGTAATCTATAGGTGATCCATGGACATTTGTAGTAGGATCAAGAATAATCCGTGCCCATTCAAGATACCATTTCAAGATATCAGCATCTTTATCTACATTATAAGTAACAGTCCAGGCTGCAAAAGTTGCCTTTCCGGCCATCTTATAATCGAATCCTTGCCAATTGATTACAATTTCCTCATTAGTTGTTTCTGGTAATGATGCTGTTCTAACAAGATATGTAGCAGTGTCAGTATCAGCACCCAAACCTAATGGGAATATAGGCTTTACATAGAACAGGTACGCTCTTGAGCCTGCCTGAAATTTAGCCCTAAAACTTTCAATATCAAAGTTTGGCATTACTTTTTCCTCCTTTTATATTTTGTATTATCCCGCTCTTAGAGCAGCGATCTCAGTAAAAGATGCACCGGTCTTTGTAGCTATAAAGTTAAGGACAATAAATTCAGCCGCTCTTGTAGGCTTAATGTAGAAATCTGCCCAGAGTTCATTTCTATCAACTCTTTCAGTTGTATTATTAGTCTCATCACAAACGACAAGATAATCATAAATACCCCTTCTCGCCTTCACATCCCTAAGGAATGGGTCGGTCATATTGACTAAAAGAAGTCTGGTCAAATCATCATTAGGCTCAAACAAGAAATACTTGACAGCCGTTGAAATTGCTTTCTCAAGAATCATGAACAATCTACGAACATTAATTCTGTTGAATGCTGATTCTTTATCTAACATGGTTTTCTGACCCCAAATAACTTTGCCTTGTCCAGCAAAACTAACTATAGGGTTGATACCATTCCTATAAAGAATGTCTCTGTGTCCTAGAGTTGGGTTCCAAGCGAGTTTTCTTACACCGCTCAGATCGGCTCTATTAAAACCAGCTGGAGCGAACCATGGATCTGTAGTATTATCAGTTCTTGCAAATACACCAGCAGCATGTCCTGATGCTGGAATCCAACGATAAGTTGAATTATACTTATCATAGATTTCAAGCCAGTTACCATAAGCCGCAACATAACTTGTATTCATATTGACGTTATCTCCAGCGTAAGTATTAACGCCTCGTCTCCAGTCTCTCAAGTCTGTATGTTCAAATCCATTGTTATTAACAACCGTATCTTTAGGACAATCAATTACAGCCATTGCATCAAGTCTACTTTCACAAATACCTTGAAAGAAGAGTTTAATTGTACTTGTCTTGTTAGAATCAATAAAGATATTAACATCAACTTCTTCCGCGTTCTGATACAGTTCATATGCCTCTTGAATAGTACCATCAGATACAGGTAACCCTTGGTCATCTGCGCCACCACCAAATTGTTGCCACGCTGAAGTTGAAATGGTAAGTGTTTCATTCTTTTGTGCAGCGTTAAATGCAAGTCTAATATAATTAGATCCTTGATTTATCTTATTCTCTGCGTATAGGCTAGAACCAGAATCATCTAACTTCGCTTCATCAGTTGATACATTCCAAGATTCTACTGTAGCCCAGGCTGCCTTGCCTTGCTCTTGTGCCTGTACAATAAGTAAAAACTCATAAGCAGTTTCAGGTTTAGTATCAACGCTTCTTATTGCATCATATGTTTCCCAGTCAGCATTATCACCTGTGACCATTCCAGAATATGTTGAACTATCAGCAACAGCAACTCTAATTTTGTCACCCCAAACTCCCCTTGATGCCGCTATCAACCAGAACGGATCGGTTCCATCTGCATTAACATCATCATGGAAATAGTCTGGATCTTCACTTGCGAGAGTATCAAATTTATAAGCATTAGATGGCGTATATTTTGTAAAATCCGCACCTGCACCAGACGCCGCTTTAGTTCCTGAAAATGTTGCTGAAACTGACATAGCACGAGTACAATAAAGTTTATTGCCCCACCTAAGATAACCGGCAGCAGATAATATATCCTCATAACAATTTGCTGTTGATGTTGGCTTACCGAACATATTAATCAGTTCATTTTCGTTTGTTACTAGAACCTGTTTCTTTTCAGGACCTTTGTATGTATCCCTCAAGACGGCAACTGCGATAGAAGTAGCAACCGCTGGAATGGTTGTGCTTAAATCAATTTCGTTGACAGTAACTAAGGGACTTAAGTAAAAAGCCATTTACATTTCCTCCTATATTTTATTCTATTTACTCCTTATTATTTATATAACTACCGCAAAAAAATACGTTGTAAGATAAATATCTTTACAGGATGTAAGACATGAAAAAAATTAAACGCGATAAAATATACAATTTCCGAGTCTCAGATGATGAGCTTCGACAAATAAGAGAACTCGCTAGAGAGCGTGACC